AACGTCAAGCACATCAATAGGACGTACCTTCTTACCAGCACGTTTCTCCAGCACCTTGCTGATCTGCTCAATGCCCCAGCAAAGGTCTTCAGGGCCTGATGCAACACCACCAAAACCTTTGATTGGGGCGCCCTTGCCACGAATCATCTTTGTGCTGTAGGTGAAGGTGGATTTGTTATCACTTAGAAACGCTGCTTTAAGCGTCTTACCCAGGAGTTTAACCCATCCTTCACGGCTATCAGGGACGATGTAATCAGCGTCATTGCTATCGACACGCGAAGGACAAGTGAAAGAACTATTGACAGGTGGTAGTTTATCAACACTTTTCCTTTGGATGTTATAGCCGACACCTGATCCAAGCATGAGCATATCCATTGCCCATGTGAAAGGTCGAATTGGATTGTCAACAGTTGTGAAGGCACAATTCTGGAGGCTTGAGAGGCCTAGTTTATCAACTGTGGCTGTACCCATCTGCCACCAGAAACGTCCTGCCACAGAGCCTTTAAGACCCGTCAAATAGCATCGTAGACGATCTTCCTCTATTGGTGTGAACTCACACTTGAGTTGCTTCTCACAACTGTTGATGACTCGTTCAACTGTCTCATTAAATTCCTCTGAGCGTGATTCAACATTAGCCTCATCAATGCGGCGTGAATACGTACGCTTGTAAACCAAATAACCAAGGGTTGACCAAGGTGTTGCTGTTGCCGTCATTCTTCTTTTCCTTCTTCTTCAGGTGTATAACGCTCAAACAATACGCGAATGATTCCTAGATCAATCACACAAACAACTCCCTCTTGTTCAGGGAACTCTAAACCCACCATACATCCAGTGATGAGTTGTACGCTACAAATAATCATTTCATTTCCTTTTTGACAAATTCCCTAAGTTTTTCTTTTGCTTCGCTGGAGAGGTCACTCCAGACTTTCTGGCCCCACCTGACACTCTTGAGGGCTTCTTCAAAGTGCATGAGTGAGTACGCATACGAGGCTTCAGCGAAGTCTTCAACGCTGTCTTGCCCGTCCTTGTCTGCTTTTCTTCTGTTGTTTTTAGTTTGTGACATGGTTTACTTTTTTAGATAATCAATAGATCGTTTTAGTAATTCTACATCGTCGTTACAAAATCCTAAAATACTGTTACAAGTGGCACAAAGTAAACCCCTTACTTTTCCAGTAGTGTGACAGTGATCTACATATAAATCATAATCTTTTTCCTTTTGGCAAAGGGCACAACTAAAATTTTGTGCTGTTAACATTTGGTCGTAACCATCTAAAGAAAGATTATATCTATATTTAAGTAAATATTCTCTTGCTGTTTTATAAGGTTTTGGTTGTTGCCTTTCTGCTTGTGCTTGAACTTTTTCTGGGTTGTTTCTTGCCCACGTTCGGCTTGATACTTTTCTGCACTCCTTGCACCAACTGCTTAGCCCGCATCTTCGGCGGCTGTCTTTTGACATTTGCTCTGGATGTACTCGGGTTTTGCACTTTGTGCACTCTAGTAGATCGTTCATTTTTAGTTTTTTCTTTATGACAATCCCTACACAAAGCCTGTAAGTTTTCAATTTCACAAAACAACCTACTAATATAGTCATCCCAAGTTGTGAATCCAACTACTGGATCAACAACAGGAGTAATGTGATCTATTTGTATGTGCTTTGCAGTGAATAGTTTAGAGCAATGATTACAGAAATAGAGTTTAGCCTTCCTACCCGTGGCTTCATTAAGGCCCACACCATGTGCTGCTGCCTCTAATGCTTTCCACTTGTTAGGAAATCTTCGTACTCCAGCACGTAAAGTGCTAACAATAAAACTATTAAACCTTCCCTCTGTCCAATCATCAACGGGGGATTTCATTACTCAGCATCTCAATGGTGATGGGATAACCATAACATGAAGATAGGAAGAATAGGAATTGTTCTACAACTTCAGTATAGGTTACATCCATATCTGTTTCAAAAGAAAAGTTTGAATGAGGAATGTTGAAGATGTATGCCTCATCATCTTCTACCTCTTGACTACGACTAAACCGAAAGGTTTGCATTTCATTCTCCTTTTAAAGCCGCAGAACTTGCGGGGAATAGGCGGGTAATCTCCGCATCAATAAGAAGTGCCACTTGTCGTGTTTCCTCTTGTGTGTGCTCATCCAGACGCAGACGTAGCATATCACAGAAAGCCCCAAGAGTGCCACTCCAAATCCACTCAGTCATCATATTTTGTGGAAGGAACATACGTGCTTGTTCTGCACATACGCCACCATCAATCATGTTCTGGTACATATGGTTCAAGTGCTTGACGTAATAGGCAGCACCTTCAAGCCATTGGTCAGACCCATACACCACATTACTTTCACTACCTTGCTTCTTGTCTTCACTACGTTTACGCAATAGGGCTGGAAAGAAGTATTCTGGTTCCTCATCCACATAGCGCCTGGAAGTTTCATTCCAAGGGAGGAACTTGTGCTTCACCAATTGCCGTGCAACAAAGACAGGGGCCTTAACCCTGAAGGATAGGAAGGCATGATTGAAGGGGCTGAAGTGCTTGTGCTTGGCAAGGTAGTTCAGAAGTTTGCCATCCTTCTCTGACATCTCAGCAGCCTCTTTGTGGAAGGATACTCGTGCTGCGTTTACAACGCTTAAATCACTTCCACAACTATCAATTAGGGTTACTTGAATTGGTGATGTCTTCATATTTTAGGTGTCCACATTGGTAAAGGAAACTCAAGCACTACGGCTGTATTTATACAAGTCCAACAGATAGGAGGAGCATCATCAATGCTTCTCTTAACTACTGGATCATATTTGCAAGTAGCACAAGATTTAACGTCTGTATCAGTATGGCTAGGACTAATGAAATCTTTTGTCTTGTTCATTGAATTTAAACTCTTTAATTTCCTCTAAGGCTTCTTCATTCTTAACATCATACAAGATTTTCTTAGGTTTAATCCCAAAGGTCTTCCTCGGTTCCGCCGTCATCCCATACTGGTTCATTTTTTCTTGTTTTTTCTTTAGGGTCATCTTCATCCTCTAAGGGAACAAATATCTTTGAGTGTAGTTCAACCAGTTTTTCAGGGAAAGCCATTATAAGGTCTTCCATACTAATTTCTAAGAATGTTGTTAAATCTTCTGGAGAATCAAATGCATCGTTGCAAAATTCCCACATATCCTCTAGTTTTTTATTGTAAGTGTTTTTCATTTAGCTCCCTTTCTAAAAAATTAACTATTGCTTGATGGGCTTCTTCTGGTGTATCAAAAAGACCCATCCAGTTTTGTTTATAATTTCTTTGTGCTCTTGCTGCCCATTTTTGTGTTTGTTTATGAAAATAGACGCCTTTGTATCCAGAAGTATTATTTTTTTTAAAACCAGAGTTTATATTATTTTCTGATTTAGTAGCCTCACGTAAATTTTCTATTTTATTATTTAGTTTATTTCTATCTATGTGATCTACAAGAGGTGGAAAATATCCATTGTGCATTGCAAATATAAGTCTATGAATTCTATAGAATTTATTATTGATTACAGTATGCAGATATCCATTGCTAGACATACCACCAACTTTGTCCCCTTTTTTCATTCTTGAAAAAAGAATCTTTTTTTTATAAAACAACTCACCATCTTTATAATAATACCTTTTATGCAAAAGGTCTATGAATTCCTGTTCATTTTCCAAACTTTCTCTCCAAATATTCAATGCTTAGAAATAACTCATCAAATGATCCGTCTTTGACATCATTAAGAATTACCAACCCTCTCCAGTGTCGATTAGATAGTTTATCCATATATTCTTCATCATGCAAGTAATAACTACCAGCAATGATAGAAATAACTGCTTTCCCATCTGCACGTTTACCATAAGCAACTTGCTTGCCTTGTTGATGCCCTGCAATACAACTCATATGGAGTTTACTAATGATTGCAGCAGGTGAAGCAGCAGGTCTCCCCATAGCACCAACAGGCCAGAAATGATTAAACCCAACACCCTCAATGAAAACAGGAGAAAGGAAGGGATGTACTTCCCAATCCTTTTGATACTCCAGGTTTTCTGTACCGATAAGTCCCTCAAGCATAGGAGAGTTATTAATGGCCCTATCAATTCGATGTTCATGGTTCCCTAGCAGCATCACCATACGGGGCTTATAAACCTTGTGCTTGGTGCGTTTCTGGACATCTTGCAACTCCCTGAGAGGTGCTAGGAGGGCCTTCATAGCCTCCTTAGCAGTCTCAACGTCCTTCTTGTACCTTAGCCCCTCAAAGTACTTGCTACCCACCTTGTCATGGCTGGAAAGAGAGGGCATATCGGCAAAGTCTCCAAGGTTGACCACAACATCTGGAAGGTAACGAACAATGGCCTTCCCTGCCCAAGTAAGTGGAGAGGGGTTGTAACCCTCTTTGATTTGACAATCAGGTATAACCAATATCTTCACTTCCAATCCTTTCATCGTAAGTGCAATGGTAATTATGTACTAATGCAATGGCATTAAGAAACCTCTCTAAATTCCTTTTTTCCTCTAGCGGTTCCATTGAAAATAAAGGGAAATCCGCGTTTTCACCTCCAAGTACAGCAAGACTATATGTATTAGATATAGATTCATGTAAAGTTTTAAGAGTTTTACATAGCATTTTATCAAATTCATCATCATCAATCTCCCATTCAATTTTCATTGAGATACCTCCATAACTCTAGGAACATCTACAACTTTAACCAAGAACTCAGGCCCATTAGAGTATAAAAACGTACGCATCTCAGGCCAGCATTGCTTCTTGTACGGACAATAGCCACACGAGGTGCATAGTTTCATGTTCTTGCTTGTCTTACTCTGTGGCACAGGAGAAAGCCTTGGCAGTTCTGTTATATCTGATGTGACGGCTTTGACTGCTGCGTGTGCGCCAGACATGACTTTTTTCTTGTCCACAGTTATAGGATACCAACCTAGATGGCCTAACTCTTTTTGAATTGTTAGAAACCCAGCAGAAGTATGTCCTAATGCTACGGCATAACCTCCCAGTTGGAGTGCATACCCAAAAGGATCGTCTACTAATCCATGTTTGAATTTTTCTTCCCCGTATTTGGTAGTGCTCTTTACATCCACCAACACGCCATCTATCACTGCGTCTATCTTTCCTGTTACTTTCCATCCATCA